TAAACAACGTGTTGATGTGTCTACTGGTAAGCCAGTTGTTGCTTCAGGTGAGGAATGTTGTCCCACCTGTGAATGCACAGGTTACCTAGTGAGGAACGTTGACAAGGTAGAAGTACCTTGTCCGCATTGTTGTATTTCGACGATGGGTACTCAAGGCGCAACACATTCATGCACACTCTCTACAGTAGGGCGGAAGCCTGAGGTGGATGAGGTGCAGATTGAGAAACCATCGTATGTAGATCCTCTACCGTATTCTAACGATGATTTATCGCAAACCTCACTATGTTCGAAAAATGATGATGGATTGACATTGCAGAAGCATATTGCTGCTGCAACTGTCATTTTTAGTAGTCATCTAAATGGTGTAGTTAAAGTGACTACAGCAGTTAATGTTCGTGGCGCTGTGTACATGGTGAATAACCATGGTATACCAGCAACTACTCCATTCTACTTGGACATAACATGTGAACAGCGAGCCAATATGAAGACATCAATGAAGAATCTTTTGATAACTTCTTCTATGGTGTATCGTATTCCTGATAAAGATCTGGCTTTTGTATTACTTCGGTGTAGACCACCAGCGACCAATTTGACACAGTATTTTTGCAAACGCAATTATGTGGCTAAGATCGACGGAGTTTATGTTGGCCGTGATTTGAAAGGAGATAATTGGACTTTACCCGTTGTGGGTTTAGATCTCGTGACTGACACATGGAAATCTCATGATATCTATGTGACTCAACCTTTGTGGTATGGCACCGTAATGTCGCCCACTGCTGTTGGGGATTGTGGATCACTCTTATATTCCAAGACTCCTGTGGGTTTGGTTATTTTGGGAATCCACACTCTTGGTGGTGGTAATAAAGTCGCTGCCATGAAGGTTTGCCTGGAAGATGTTGTGGCTGGTTGTCAACACTTGGAACCGAATTTTATTAATCGGGGTCGTGTTGAAGTCTCTGCTCCATCCGCCAAGCGTACCTTAGGTCCACTTCACCCTCAGAGTGTGACGCATCGTGCAAACACTGGGGTTGCCAATGTACTGGGTTCTTTTTCAAATGAGTTTAAGATGCGTGGGCAGACCAGTGTTGTCGAAACATACATTGCACCCTTTCTCACTGAGTATGGGTATAATGTTAACCGAACACGACCCGATATGTCTAAACGCCCTTGGGAATTGGCTTTGAATGATACTACTAGACCAGTGGTACTACTTAACAATGATGTGGTAAATGCAGCCCGAGATATGTTCATTGCGGAAACAAGCATGAATGATTATTCTCGTGTACATGTATACACATTAGATGTGGCCATTAATGGATGTCCTGGTCTTGAATATTGTGATAAAATGAATCGCAAATCAAGTGCAGGTGCCCCATATAAACGTCCTAAAACGAAACTGATGTACTTTGTTGATGAGGCCACTTCCACTGATATGGATGTGGTTGATGAGATTAAGGATACAATTAAAGATATGATCGCCACATATCAACGAGGTGAACGTGTCCACACTGTGTTTTGTGGTCATCTGAAAGATGAGCCTGTGACATTCGAGAAGGCCCAATTGGGCAAGACTCGAGTATTTACGGCTTCTGGAATGGCATATACATTGGTTGTGCGCATGCATCTCCTTTCTGTGATTGTCTTTATGCAGAAGAATCGCTTTGTATTTGAG